CTTTGAGCAAAACAAGGTCGACTTTTTACAAATGTCCTTGCAAACATCCTATGAGGTTGCTTTTTTTTTGACCAAGTTAAGCGAGAAATTTACCTTAGATTTGCAGACCTCTATGTTGCAAAGGGCGATGGAAAATCTCAATTAGCAAGTGAAAGGCTTAATGAAAAATACGGTTGGTACTTGACAATAAAGAAAGTGGCTGAGTCTGGATTGTTTAATTTAACAGGATTTACACCTATGGAATCAGCAGAAAAAGCAAAATTGTATCAGGTCTTTCAATACCTTGCATCAAAGGCAGCAGAAGAAAAGGTAATCGATGATATATCTAAAAGCAAAAAATGAGTTTAGTCCAATTAGCAAATATATTCGAAGCAGCCACCGACGCCGTAAACGGGTTAAACGGCTTTTCTTTTGGCTGGGCATCAGACCGCGTTCGTTCTCAAATTTATACGGAAGAAGGCGAAAATAGTACAAACATTTTCCCACGGGTATTTTTTGCCGTGCCAACCTTAACCAATAACCCAGTCACTCGGAGGGACACCTATCAAGTGACTTTGTTTTTTGATGACCTTTTAGGCTACGATGAAAACGGGGACGTTGATACAACTTTGCAGATTACAAAGTGGTCAAACCTTATTGCATACGCAGAAAGGTTTATTTTGGAATTGGGCACAACGAAAAGAATAAATAGCATGCCAGACCAAGTTAATCTTGTATTGGATTCCTTTACCTCGATTCAAAGATTGGTAACGGTTCAGGCTACTTTTAATATTTCAATCAAAAGCGAATGTTAGAAGGGTTACAAAAGTTAGCGGATGACATTAGTATTTTAGCCATTACCGTGGTTGCTAATGAATGGCGGGCACAAGGGCATGAGTTATCAGGGTCGGCGGTGAAACAAATGGAAACGGTCATACGAGAAGAAATTGCAACCATTGTCATTGAGGGATATGTTCCTGATTACATGGCGATAAATAACTCAGGGGTAACGGCGGCAAGGATTCCTTACACGCCTAATTCTGGCAGACCGCCAAGTAAATATATAAGCGGCTTAATTGATTACGTTAAAAGGAGAATGGGGAAAAGTGACAAAGAGGCAAAGGGCATCGCTTTTGCTATTGCATCCAAACATAAACAGGAGGGAATGCCAACAAAAGCAAGTGCAAGGTATTCAAGCACAGGCAAAAGAACAGGATTCATTGAACAGGCATTAGACAAAAGTAGTCCAAAGTTTATTGAGTTAATTGAGAATGCCATTACCTTTAGCGTGGAGGCAACGATTGAAAGTTATTACAAATCAATATTAAACAGATGAGTTACACGATAAACCCAGACACATTATCAAGCCTTCTTTATCCTGTATCTTATCGCAGTATTGAGCCTTCGGCGGTTGTTCAGCAACAAATCGATGTTTACGTTGGTGGCAGCCTTGCGGGGTCATTCTTAGCGGCTCAAACGGGAACATCAGGAAGTAGCGCGGTCTTTGATACCAATGTTCAATCTTTCCTTTATTCCGACGTTGCACCCGTAACAGGAACAAAGACAAGTTTCTTTGGAACGCTTGATACTTATTCATTGACAAATAACACAGATGTAATAAAGTCCGTTTACACGGTGGCAAAGAACCAAACGGTATCAAGTGCGGGATTCCTTATAACGTCAACCGCAAGCCAAACAAGTTTAACCGCCTATGTGATTCCTTCCCAGTTTTACGGTGACGAAAACAACTTTAATCTAAATGACTTTTATCAACCGTCGGCAAATCCTTTTAGATTCCTTACCACGAATAACCAAGACAGGCGATGCAATGATGACGGGAATATATTTCTTTCATTTGTCGGCAAAGGGGTAAACGCTGGAAGGTTTCAATTTTATACAAAGTCAGGTTCAAGCGCGGAGACGATTGTTGACTTTGTTGTGTCCTCAGCTTCAAACGATTTATATTCTTTGTCGGTTGGTGCAGCTAATGTCTTTGGAAGTTCGGCAGTCTTTCACATGGGTAATTTTCCAGCGTCACCAAGTGCGTACAACTATTATTCAGTATCGGTTGGGTATTACGACGGGAGTTATACGCAGCATTCAGAAAGCATTGAGATTTATCTTGAGCCTAATTGTTCAGATAACATTGACTTACATTGGTTCGGAAAATATGGAGGTGCAGAAAGTTATCAGTTCCGTGGATTAATTCAAGACTTACAAAATGCCAATGCTGATATTATAAACATATCTCAGCCGTGGAATGTGGCGGCAAGTCCAAGGGTAAACAGTTTTGACAAAACAATCATCAAGACAAACCAAAGGGTAAACAAACGAAAGCAAGTTAAATGTAATGTACCGCATGAGGATATTTTATACATCGTTTCCTTGTTTTATTCCCCTGAGGTTTATATCATTGAAAATGGTAAATATGTCAATGTTTCCATTTCAAATGGCGATATAGTGACAGACAACAATAGGACAAGGGACATTGAATTATCTTTTGAAATTACATACCCAAATAAACCAACCGCCCAGTTATGATAAAATTATTCATCGGTGGACAGGAGGTTGACTTGAATCAAAACGAGGTTAATGTTACCATTGATTATTCTATTGAAAACATTGAACTTGGTAATATATCGGGTGCGCATTCCAAAAGGAACGTCACCCTTCCAGCGACAAAAACAAACGTAAATATATTTCAAAACATTACCGACGCTGGGGCGATTGTAACTAATGCTTATAAATTATTATCGGCAAGACTCGAAGCCGATGGCGTGCCAATTCTCACAGGGAAAGCAAGATTAGAGGGAGCAGATTTACAGGCAATTAATTCGGGTTTTGTAGCATCTAATTTTAAGGTATCATTGATTGGAAACAATGCCGATTGGTTCTCCGACGTTGGAAATATTTTAGTAAGGGATTTAGGTTGGTCAACAATCGAGGTAAGTGAAACTACGGTAAAGGCAAATTACAATCCTGTTACGGCTGAGTATTGCTTTATACTAATGAAATGGAAGGCGTGGGAAAACGAAACATATATTTTATACAATGAGTTAACGCCTGCCATTTTTGTCTGGCAAATATTGGAAAAGGCTTTTGCAAATAAGGGTTATCAGTTAAACAGTATTTTCAAGACCGACCCGTTCAACCGCCTTATCATTCCAATGGGTCTTAATTTAGATGCTGATTACATTAAAGACTTTGTAAACCTAAGGGCTTCTAATCCTTCGCCTTCAACCTTTTCATATTCGGCGGGTGATTACGGAACGGTTGACATTGCCTTTACTGATGAAACAACATCGCCAAACTTTGACACGGGAGGCAATTATACAAGCGGAGTTTACACCGTGCCAATAAATGCCTTGTATGAAATCGCGGCTGAGTTAAATGTTACCTTAACGGCTTCCATTGGTGATATAAACCAGTTCGCGGAACTCATTTTGTTCTTTGAGGTTAACGGAAACAATGTTTCAACGTATGATTTAACCAACGAAACAAGCCTAAATGATTCAATTCTCCTTGAATTTCTTGGCGATTTAGTGGCAAATGATACCGTAAAACTTAGATTAAGGTACGAAAATGTTACATTTAGTTTAAATATTGCTGGTTCATTTACCGTGGTTGCTGAAAAAGAGGGCTTAGATACGGGTGAAATAGTAAACTTGCAATATATTATTCCTATTTCATGGTATGCAAGGGATATAATTGCAGACCTTACCACCATTTTTAATCTTGCATGGGAAACAGACGTATTAAATAGACAGGTTTACGCGTATCCAAAAGACGATTATACTATCAGGTATCGGGCAAATAGTACAGGAGCGGCAAGCCTTACAAGTTTTGATGGGTTCTTTAAAGGAACAAACAAGTACGATTTAAATACGCGTGACATTGATGGCTCAGACTTTCAAGTGTTAGACGGCTACAAATCAAGTCAAGTTCTTGCTTATGCCACGGATGACGATACGACGAATAAGGAAGAAGAAAGAAGAGGGGTAAACATTTACTCAGGCGGTTACAACTTCCCCCAGGATAGATTTGAAAATGGCATTGAATTTATTTATACAAAGTTCTTTGCAAAAGCTATTCATATAAATGATGTTGCCATTACCACGGGAGGAACATACGGAGCACAAATGCCATTAGTCTTTGGCGATGATTATAATACCGTCACCGATGCCGAACCCAATTATAACCTTGCACCTCGTTTGCTTTATTACGCTGGAAGGCGAAACGGCTTAGATGGTTATATAAGGTTGTACGATGACACATCAAGTGCCTCAAGTGCTTTTGATTTTCCAGCCGCATTCATGGTAAATTACAATGACCCTAGCGGTGCAGATTTTAACCTATCATTTTCGGATGAGGTTACAAATTACACAAACGTAATGCAAGGCGTTTTTAAAACTTTTCATCTCCAGACATACAAGCGAATAGAACTTGGTAAGGTTTATTCAACCTTTGTAAAATGGAAACCAAAAGATATAACGCAGCTTTCATTCAGGCGCAAGGGAATCATTGGTTCATCTAACTTTATTATACAAAGTTTGGAATACAATCCAAAATCCAATAGCCCTGCGAAAACGGTTTTGCTTTACGATGAAAAACCAAATACAAATGATTTGACAAAAGTTGTTAACACGATTACACTTGCTGGAGCTTCGCCTCAAAGTGGAACGGTAACAGGATCGGGCAGCGGCTTAGTGGGAGCAAATGGAGCAACGGTGAATATCCAATTATCTTACACGCCGTTCCTTAACTCAATGACAAACGTTTTGGTTCTTGCGCCTAATTCCGGCATTACTCAGGTATCAAACACGAATGCAAATGTACTTGTATTTATGAACGGGCAAAAGTTAATACCAACCGTTCAATACATTATTGGTGGTTCAACTATTGGAATTAATGTAAATACTCATTACGATGGTGCAAATTATGAAGTAGTTGTAAACGGAGTAACAAAAGGATAATGGTAGACAAAGAAGCATTAGGTAAAAAGGTATTTCTTGAATTTTATTCAACCTTTATTCTTGATGATGAAATTGAGGAAACGGGCCGCGTGTTTTACCTTGCTCAAAAGGCTTCCATGATTCATTTAAACTTGATACGCGGTATTTTACAACACGATGAATATATTATTAATATGGCATATTTAAAGGATGTCATTAATAAAATAAAAATATAATGGCTGAAAAGGTAATTGGTTTTAAAATTCAGATAGAGGGGCTTGCTGGAACAATCGAAACGGCAACGCAATTAAAAAGGCAGATTGCTGAATTAAATTCAGAGTTAAAAAAGACGGCAGACGTTGACGAAATTAAGAAACTTGAAAAGAAGTTAGTCGATTTAAAAGCCGCTCAGTCACTTGTTAACGATGTTACCCGGGAACAAATAAAGCTAAGGAAGGAAGAGATAGCGGGCATTGATAAAAGCGAAGGGGCTTACCGCCGTTTATCAAAGGAATTAAATGACCAGCGGAAAAGATACAAAGATTTAGCAGCAGCGGAACAGGCATCAAGTCAGGAGGCACGGGATTTAATTGTATCCATTGGACAATTAGATAAGAAATTAAAAGGCATTGATGCAAATGTCGGACAATTTCAAAGGAATGTCGGCGGTTATACCGAAGCCTTATCAAACTTTTTCCCTAAGTTAAGCGGAACATTAGGGCAAGTCACAGGGGCTATTGGTGGAATACAAAACGGTTTTGCAAATCTAAGCAAATCCTCAGGCGCTTTGACAACGGGGTTAGGTGGTATCGGTATTGCATTAACCGCTTTTCAAGCCATTAGTGAAATTGTTGGAAGCCTTATCGAAGCCGCAAGAGCAACAAAGGAGTTATCGGCTCAGGTCACCAACTTTACACAAATAACAGGAAGTGAACTTGAAGCCGTTGTCGCAACAAGTCAGGCAATAGCGGTTACATACGGTAAGAATGTCGATGACATTGTTGTGGCGGCTAATAGCGCAAGTAAAGCATTAGGTATTTCTTTTGCTCAGGCTTTAGACGTGGTTGAGATTGGATTCCGAAAAGGTGCGGACGCTCAGGGACAATTCCTTGACGGCTTAAAGCAATATTCTGTTCAATTTCGAGATGCTGGATTAAGTGCTGAAGATTTTTTAAGGGTATCCATTGCCTCGGCAAATGAAGGTATATTTTCAGACAAAGGACTTGACGCGGTTAAGGAATTTGGGTTAAGAATACAAGAACAAACAAAGGGTTCAAAGGATGCTTTAACCAATGCTTTTGGCGAAGAATTTACAAGTCAATTATTTGAGAATATAAATAACGGTTCAGTAACATCGGGTCAGGCTTTTGGATTAGTTACGGATAAAATAACAGAAACAGGGATAGCAGGGTCGCAACTTCAAACGGTTATTGCCAATGTTTTTGGCGGACCTGGTGAAGACATTGGAAAGGATTTTATTATAACCTTAGGCGATGTTTTGCAAAGTACAGATGATGTCACTTTGTCAACCAATCTTTATCAAAAGCAACAAGAGGAATTATTTAAAGTTAATGAACAATTAAAAATAAGTGAGGTTGCCTATAACACAACCCTTGCAACAACTGGAGTTGAATTTGAGATTGCTACGGCAAAGGGTAAGATATTTTTAAATAGCGTTTTATCAAACATACTTGGTTACTTTGAACAAGTTCCAAACCGTTTAAATGCTTATAAAAAAGCATTTGCAGAGTTTACAAAGCCTGAGGGTTCAATCCTTTCCTTCTTCAAAGTTTTTAATCAGCAGATAAAAGATGGAAACAAGGAAATAAATTTAATAAACAAAGAAGCGTTAATTGAACAAGAAAAAAACGCAAAAGCACAGGCAGCAGCGGCTTTAAATACTCAAGCAGGGTTAGAACAAAAGTTATCTGATTTAAGAAAACAAAGAAAGGTTGTATTATTTGGCAGCCCTGAATTTAAAAAGTTAGACGTTGAAATTGCCAAAGTTGATGAACAATTAAGGAAATTTAAACCCGAAGTAATTGTAACTAAATCAGGAACAAAAGCTGGTGAAACAATAGCTAAGTCATTTGTCGATGGCTCAATCGCAGCCTTGGAAAACAAGCGAAGCGAATTACAAAGTGCCTTTTCCAACGCCGTGGTTGGTTCTGGAACACAAAAGGAAATAGCAGTTAAATTAAACGCAATTAATAATCAAATCAAAGACGCGGTTGAACAACAAAACCAAATATTAGCGGATGCATCAAGAGGTAATTTACTAAACAACTTAAAAAACGCCGAACAACTTGCGACACTACCTTTAACTACAAAGCCTCCAGAGTTATTAAAAAAAGAGGTTGAAGATATTCAAAAGGTTTTTAAAGAGGTCACGAAAAATGCAGATGACTTTAGGAAAGAGCAAAAGGAAAAAGAAGAACAGGATTTAGAAGATAGGGCTAAAAGGATTGAAACCTATTTGCAAGCCGCCTCATTAGTTACTGATTTTTTTTCCACTATTCAACAGGCAAGGTTTAAAAAAGATGCTGATATTTTAAATCAGGAAATACAAAAGACCGAGGAAAATATTACACTTCTTGAACAGAAAGCAGAAAAAACAAGCGGACTAAGAAAGAAACGATTACTAAAAGAAATTGAGGCAGAAAAAATATTACTTGACGCAAAAACAAAGCAAGCCGAAGAACTCCAACTGAAAGCCGCAAAAGCTGAAAAGAAAATAGCCATTGCCCAATCAATTATTCAAGGTGCTTTAGCCGTCAACCGTGCTTTAGCTGTTCCTCCTGGGCCGCCATTTACTATTGGTTCAGCTATAACCGCTGGTGTTTTCGCGGGAATACAAACGGCTACAATTATCGCCCAGCCCCTTGCCGAAGGTGGCGTCGTGACTGGTGAAAGAATAAATCAAAAACAAAATATACCCACTCGTTCAAACGGCGACAATGTACTTGCTTATGTTAAACGTGGTGAGGTGGTATTGAACCAACGGCAACAAAGTTTATTAGGCGGATCTCCGACGTTTAGAAAGATTGGTATCAAAGGTTTTGCGGAGGGTGGCATGGTTCCTCCGATTTCTGCACCAATACAAGGCATATCAGGTAACAATGATTTAAACAACTTTTTACAAGTGATTGAGGCAAAGACCGACGCAATTAATAATCGCATTGACAGGCTTCAAGCCTATGTCGTGTCCGATGATATTGCCCGTGATTTGGCTGAAGGGAATAAACTTAAAGTAAAAGCAACTTTATAAATGTGTAATTGTATGAAAGGAAATAGCATTTGGGGAGAATTGGCAAGTCGCATACCCGATGAATATAAGGCGCAAGTCATGGCAACGGTTGACAGGACTTACCGCGTTTTATCGATTGACCCTTCGGACATGGATTATTTATTCAATGTTTATAACAACTTTGTCAACCATTATGAGCCTGAAAGAAGGAATTGCCCAGCGTGCCGAACGAAAGTCGTGGGTAAAATGAGGCAAATAGTACAATTTTGGAGAGATGGACAATGAAAAAAAGGAGGTAACGCGGGAGTTGTTTCTTGAATTTGAAAGAAGCTTGTTACGTAAATACGTTACCTTTTGCCAAAAGGAAGGAACGACAATTGACATTTATAATCTTATTGACTTTTTATTTCAAATCAATATTATAAAAGATGTTACCGTTGCTAAATTCATGGTAATGGAACTTTACCCAGCCGCCTTGTTTGAAAATGAAAGCAAGATGAATGCCATCATGGATATAAGTATCCAAACGGGATTAAGCGAAAAAACCGTGTATAACATGATACAACACCCTGAGTCGTTTGGCTATGGAATCAGCAAAAAAAGGAATAAGAAAAATAATAATAAATAAATTTACCTCATGACTTACGCTGATTATCCAGACACGGCAAAGAATAACGCAAGGAAAGCGTTAAATCATAAGAAGGACAACGGTTCATCTTGTGGAACTCGCGTCGGCTGGTTAAGGGCAAATCAAATCGCAAACGGCGAAGGCTTGTCGGAAGATACCGTCCAAAGAACGTATTCTTTTCTTTCCCGTGCGGAAACGTATGACCAAGGAAAATACTTTGATGAAGATGGAAATGAAATATGTGGTTCAATAATGTACGACGCATGGGGCGGAAGTGCGATGAGGGATTGGGCAGAGACAAAGTTTAAAAAGATTGAAAGAGAAAAGGAAAGCAAAGCGATGGCAAAATTTAATATTGATATTTTAGGGGAAATTTCTGAATCTGTTAATTCATACAATGCAGTACAAAAAGAAATTAACAATGCAAAGGGCAAAGAAATTAATTTAGTTATTTCGTCTGGTGGTGGCTCAGTTACCGAAGGAATGGCGATAGCTGATTTAATTGCTAATTACCCTGAGGAAACAACGGCAACAGGAATCGGACTCGTAGCGAGTATTGCAACGGTTGTACTGTTGTCTGCGGATAATGTTAAAATGACTGAGAACGCCTTTATGATGATTCACCGACCTTGGAGTTATACGATGGGTAACGCCGACGAACTCGAGGCAACGGCTGAATTATTGGATAAGATGGAAGCAAAGTTACTTGACATTTATACCGCCTCGGTTTATAAGCGTAAAGGGAAACAGAAAGACCTTAGTAACAAAATTACGGAAATGATGGCGGCTGAAACATGGATGACCGCCCAAGAAGCATTAGAGTTTGGTTTCATTGATGAAATTGTAAAAGTTGGCGAAAAAAATATTGATTTATTACCGTTGCAAAATAGCCTAAACAAATTTCTAAATGTACCAGCTGCATTATTAACCAACAACAAAAAAGACGATGACATGGGTAATTCCATTTTAGAAAAAATCAAATCGCTTTTAAATAATATGGACGATAAAGAAAATATCGAAAATGTTATGCAAGAAGAAGAGGAGATGAAAAAAGACGAGCCAAAGAATGACGAGGTTGGCGATGCCATCCAAATGTTAAAAGACAATGGCTATTTTGTAATGAGTCCCGAAGAAATGGAGGCTATCCATTCAAAGCAAAAAGAGGAGATGGAATCAATGTACAAGAAGACCGATGAACAAAAGAACTCGATTAATGAAATTGAAACAGTTCTGGAAACATTGGGAAAAGAATTAGTAGCCCTTAGGGCGCAAGTTAAAAAAGGCGTTGGACTTCCTTCGGGCGGAACAACAGCTGAAAAGATTATTGAAACAAAAGCAAAATTGAGTCCGTTTGATTCTTTTGCTTCATTAGTTAAATCTAAAATTTCACAAAGATAATGGCATTCAATCCAACCGCCCAAAACGAGAATGGCTTTTTGCAATCCAACACTTACGTTGGAAAAAATAGCCTTAATCGAACTAACCCTTATGCAAATGTTGACGGCTTAAACGCTGAGCAACTTTACGGGGTTGATACCTTTGAAGACCGCATTCCTATGTCAGTGACATACGCAATCGCTTCAGCTGGTGACAGAACTACGGTTACACCAATTTACGGTGTTACATCTGCTTCCGATTATTTAAAGTTCAACTTGATTGACGAAAGTGGTAATGAGGCTTACGGACGCTGGATTTCTTCAGCACCTTCAGCAGCCTTTGACATTACAACTACCGCGTTAAACACGGCGAACGATTGGAAAGCTTTCTTTGCTACGTCTAAGGCTGGGGCAAAGACCGAGTTCTCATTTAAAATTGAATCAGCAGCAGTTTTAACAAACACAACTGCGACTATTACTTACGCAAATCTTTAAAATAAAAAACAAATGGCATTAGTAGAAATAAGCCAACTTGACGTATCCTTTAGAGGTACAGAGGCAAACAACATATTTTTAGAGCCTGTCTTTTTTGACGATGATTTACGCGGTCAATTCCGTGTACTTGGAAACGTCGCCAATAAAAAGAAAATGGTATTTGTCCAAGACCTTGAGAATATTGTAAGAAAATATTCTGGTTGCGGATTTAATCCCGTTGGTTCGGCTGAGATTTATCAGCGTACAATCGACGTTGAAAAAATGAAGGTTGACCTTGAAATGTGCTGGGACGAATTTGAGGACACCGTTTTTGAGGAGTTATTAAAAACAGGCACAAGGCTTCCAGACGTATCGGGAACATTGATTGAAAATATCTTATTGACCCGTACACAACAGGCTATTAGAAATGACATTACCCGTCTTTCTTATTTTGGTAATCAGGCTTCCAATAATCCTAACTACGATTCAATGGATGGATTTTGGACTGTTTATTATCCTCAGTTAGTTGCTGATGATTTGATTCCAAGAACCAACACAGGCTCAGGCTCTGACCTTGTAGCTGGTGATGGCTTTGCGATTCTTCGTGCAATCTACGACCAAGCACCTTTGCAGTTAAAAGGTTTACCCGCTAACCAAAAGGTGTTTAATGTAACTGGTTCTGTATATTCTCAACTTCGTGAAGACATCGAAGAAGGCGGCGGCGGTGACTACGGTTTATTGCAGTTGATTAACGGGGTTGAGCAATTTACCTTCCGTGGTGTGCCTGTTGTTGCTCAATGGAGATGGGATGACATCGCAACTTCACTTGGAACAACTAAACCTCATTATGTGGAATATACAACACCACAAAACAAGGTTATTGCCACCGACGTGTTAAGCCCTGAGACGGCTTTGGAACTTTGGTACGACCAGAAGGACGAAAAGGTGTATATTAAGGCTCGTTTTAAAATGGGTGTAAATTATATTCACCATTCATTAATCAGCGTAGGCTACTAATCTAAAATAAATATGAGTGCAATAACAAGCGGATGGCTAAATCAATGTGTCGATGGAACTTGCGCGGGCGGTATTGGTAAACTTTATATCGCTAATGCGAATCAAGTTACTGGTTTTACTGCTAATTCAAGTGCAGCGGTTACAGCGATTACAATGTCATCAACTGCCTCAGTATTTTACGAGGTGGAATTTAGGGATAATTCGGGAGCATTTACGGAAACGGTAACGCAAGACCCAGACACTTTGTCTGTTGCAGTTGAGCAAAGCTTGGTAGGTATTATTAATTGCCGTGACCAAGAGTTAAGAAACTTGATTCAAGACATGGCAAATCAGGCTTGCGGCTTAGTTTGTGTACACGTTGAAAATACGGGGCTTTATTGGATTTGGGGCGCTGAGGTTATCGGCTCAAAGAAAAGACCAGCAAGGCTTACAAGTGCCGAAGGTTTATCTGGCGCATTGTTTACCGATTCAAATCAGGAAACATTGACGATAACTTGCCGTACCACAAACAAAGCAAGATTTATTGTTAACGGCGAAACAGTGATGAACGCCTTAGATTAATAAAAAATGATAGTTAGGGATAAAAGTAAACTGATGATTTACGTCGGGAATGACCCAACGGGAAAGGCGGGAATACTAAAGAAGGCTATCGGAAATTTTACACAGGCAGAATTAAGGGGTTGGCATAGCGTCAACCCCGCATCTGTTAGTCAACACGTCATTTATACGCCTGAGAAAAATACCTATGAGCCAAGTCAAGAAAACGATTCAAGCAGTACCGAACAGGGCTAACAGAAATTTAAAAAGAAACAATAGCCCTTTATTGGCTTCGGTTACTTTAGATACCTCAAACACTATGTTAGTGCAAGAGGATATTTTCAATGAACCTTCCAGAGAAAGGCTTGATTTCACGGGGGCAAAATGGGTTAGATTCTTTACCCAAAAAGATGACTTTTTAAAGAGTCTTATTGCGATTGTAAACAATTCCCCAACGCTTCGGCGAATCATTGAGGATAAGGTTAACATGGTTGTCGGTGATGGATTTATACCTATGAAAGGAAAATCTAACACCTTGCTTACAACATCGATGAAGGGTGAGGTAATAACCGACGATTCTTTAAATGAGATTGAGGAAGTTATTGGGCAAGTTAACTTGCACGCACAAAACTTACAAGAAGTGCTTGGCTCATTGGCTTTTGATTACGATGCTTTTGGAAACTGCTTTGCAGAGATTGTACGGGGAAAGGTTGGAAGTCAGCCTTTCACCTACATTTATCACGTTCCAGTTTATAACATTGGCATAAGGAAAGCCGAGGCTGACCAAATTATAAGGTCGGTTGGCATTTACGATAATTGGGAAGAAGTGCCACTTACCACCGAGGGGACATATTACGAAAGGGAAGGGTTTAGAGAAATTCCAATTTACCCTGAGTTCAAGAAATTAGAAGACGGAACGGAGCGTTCAATTATCCACGTCAAACAATACGCGGCTGGTTATTTCTACTTTGGTTTACCTGAGTGGATAGGAGCGAAAATGTGGGCTGAAATTGAATACAGAATCCAGCGTTTTAATACAAGCAAGTTTGAAAATGGCTTCATGCCATCGGGAATATTACAATTTTTTGGTTCAATGACATCGGTTGAGGCTAAGAGCCTTGTAGAAGGCATTGAGTCAAAGTTTACAGGAATGGGAAACAACCACAAGTTATTTGTCCAAGTTTTACGAGATGAAAAATTAAAAGCAAATTGGATTCCAACCTCAAAAGAAAATGAAGGCGAATTTTTAAACCTTCAGAATCTTGCAGCCTCAGCGATTGTCGTGGCTAACCGTTGGTCAAAGTCTTTAGCTGGTTTTGCAACGTCGGGACAACTTGGAACAAACCAACAGATACGCCAAGAGATGGAATACTTGCAAAACACCGTAATTAAGCCACGTCAAAACCTTTTGTTATCAAAGGTTATTAACCCGTTTTTAAAAGAAATTGGGCTTTATAATCCAGCGTTTACCGACGTTTCGTTTGGTATTTCAAACACTTTACCCGTGTCTTTCATGGGTGATGTTGCAGTTGAACAAAATCTTTCATTAAACGAGAAAAGAGAAATATTGGGTTACGCACCCGTAGAAATAGAACAAACAACCCCAACAAATGAGCCAATTAATACAACCGAGTGAAGTAATAGCTGGAGGGGTTGCACGTCCAACACCAGCCGATATAAGACTTGATAAAAGCCTTATCAGCCCACATATTCAAGATGCGGAGTTCCGTTGGATTGTTCCCGCCATTGGCTTAACTTTATATGATTCAATGGTTACAGACAAGGGAAGTTCAACCGCATTTACATCGACGTCTTATCAAGACATCTGGGACAAACAATTAAAATCCTTTTGCGCCAACGCCGTTTTATATGAGGCTTCGCCCTACATGGTCATGCAGCTTGGTTCAAATGGTTTGTACACTTTGGATAACGAGTATGGACAAAACGTCGGGGTTGATGGGTTAAAATTTTATCAAGATACCTTGTTACAAAGGTTGGACGTAAAGAAGAAAAGGATTAAAGATTTGCTTTGCAATTATTCAACACCTTTGACCGCATTTATACCAAGCGCCATCGGTTGTCCTGAGTCAACTTGCGATGAACACGAAGAAGAGATTACAGACATTTACAACACTTTAGGCATTGTGCTATGATAGAGAAACCAAAAAAAGAAAGGCGATTCCTCAAGGCATTGGGGCGCGTCGGTGAAATATTATTACAAGAGGTTTTAATCAAAGTCGGGAGTAGTTTAATCAAGAGGATTGGAGGCAAAAAACAAGTGCCTTCAATTCTTTTTTTATTTCTTTCTATTAGCCTTTACGGTCAATTTCCTATTAATATAAACAAACAAAGATTAGGTTTCCAGACCACGGCAGACGGTTTGGTTTGGCGTGGTTCATTGAGTGATACTGCAAGTATTCAACCAGTTTCAAATCAATATGCGTGGGTTATTCTTGACACCGTTAACCTAAAATTATATTCATTTGATTTTACTTCCAATGTTTGGGGATTGGTTGGCGGAGGTTCAGCAGCATTTACGCAGCCTGTTGACTCATTATTTTTTAAAACAAGCGTATCCCCTAACAATGTGGACACGGCAAAAATGCGATGGGATTCGGAATTAGGTACAGTGGTTTTGGGAATGTACGATGCCGTGCCCAATGAATTAGGATTTAAAAACTTTTGGTTGGTTAAAAATCAAACAGGCTCAATTATTACAAAAGGTAGCCTTGTATATGCTAATGGCACGGTTGGAGCAAGTGGAAGAATAACAGTTGCAAAGTTTATAGCCAATGGCACAATAGATGCAAAATTGCTATTAGGAATAACGGCACATGATTTAAGCAACGGTGAGGATGGATACGTTATTTCCTTTGGCAAGATAAGGCAAGTTAACACTGATACCTTTGCGGCTGGTGCTATTCTTTATCCTTCGCCAACGGTTGCGGGTGTTTGGACAGATGTTGAGCCAGTTGCACCAAACATTGATATGCCAATAGGATTTTGCATTAATTCTCATGTAAATAACGGTACTATTGCTATTCGTGTGGCATCGGGTTATAGTTTAAACGAATTGCATAATGTGGCTATTTCTTCACCAGCTGAAAAATCAAGTTTATATTATTCTGGTGGATTATGGAGAGATACAACGCCAACTCTTTTAGTAAGTGATACGGCTGCAATGTTAGCCAACTACGCGACCAAAGCATACGCAGACACAACGGGTCGATTATATGCAAGACAGGATTATACCACAGGCGTAACAACGTCAACCTTAACTTGGACACAAACAGACACTTTAATTCCTGGGGGAGTTACCTTTATTCAAGTGTATCGCAACGGACAAATCTTATTACCTTCTCAATACACCGTACCAACGTCAACAAGCGTGGTTATTTCAGCTTCATCATTTAAAGTTAACGATAATTATACGGTAATTTTTCCACGCGGCGGCGGTGCTGGTTCGGGGGGTTCGGGTTCACTTACCTCAATTTCAGGTGGCACGGGCATACTTGTATCGCCAAATCCAATCACAACCACGGGCACGGTATCGGCTGATTTAAGCGTTTTAATGGAGTTAACGGATACAAGTTTACTAAACCTTACTTCCAGATTTGCGAATAAATTAAATGCAGCGGACACGGCTTCATTATCTACAAGGATAGATGCAAAAGGAACGGGCACTGTAACAAGTGTTGCAAGCGGCTTCGGCTTGCTTGGTGGCACAATCACCACGACGGGAACTTTGCGTTTAGATACGTCAACCATTTACGCAAGGTTGCAAGATTCAATTAATGTTGCCATTGGTGGCGATACAATTAAGATTTTAAAACAAGAATATCAACCAGCTTTATCAAGTGTTTTAACTTGGACAATAACGCCAAAATTTCCCATTCAATTAAAGGCGTATATTTTGGTGTTTAGAAATGGACAACTTTTAAATAATGACCAGTATAATTTAACCGATACTAATAAAATTACCATTGTTTCAACCTCTTTTAAAATAGGTGCAAATTATACCGTCGCAACGGTTAGCGGCATTGGTTCGGTAGGTTCGGCTCAGGCAGGAAATCCTGTTTATCCAGAGGCTGGTATTGCCTTGTCAACAGGCTCAACGTGGGCTTCATCTATTCCCAATAATTCAAGTAATTGGAATACGGCTTACAATGACAAAGTAAATAGTTTGGCGGTAACGGGAACAACGACAAAAACCATTACTTTGACCCAGCAAGATGGAGGTACGGTATCGGGTAATTTCACGGACAACGGCTCGGTAACAAGTGTTGATATGACCGTACCAACAGGTTTAGCTATTTCGGGACAACCGATAACAACATCAGGAACATTGGCGTTAAGCTACGCCTCAGGTTATGCCATACCAACAGACATAAAACAAAACGAATGGAATACGGCGTATAATGACAAGATAAACAATGCAGTTTTTACGGGAACAGATACAAAGACATTAACCTTAACGCAACTTGACGGTGGTACATTAACGCCAACGTTTACCGATTTGCAAGGGGTGACGGGTGTAACGGCTGGAACAGGATTAACGGGTGGAACGATAACCACGACGGGAACATTGGCGGTTGACTTTGGCGTGGTTGCGCCTTTGGCAAATCCAACATTTACGGGTACGGTTGGAGGTATTACTAAATCTATGGTTGGTTTAGGAAATGTAGATAATACGTCAGATGTAAATAAACCAATATCAACCGCAACACAAACGGCACTTAATTTAAAATTAAATATAAGCGATACCGCTACGATGCTTTCAAACTATAATTCACGAATAAATACTAAATTAAATATTTCAGACACAACAAATATGTTAACGCCCTACCTTCGTAAAGCGGATACGACAAATATGTTATTACCATACTTTCGAGACGCTGATACGACATCATTAAATTTAACAAATAGGTTTGCGACTAAATTAAATATAAGCGACACGGCTTTAATGTTATTACCTTACTTTCGAGATGCTGATACAACCTTATTAAACCTTACTTCAAGATTTGCGGCAAAGCAAAATACTTTGACTAACCCAGTAACAGGAACGGGAACAACAAATACTTTGCCATTATTTACAGGCACATCTACATTAGGTAATTCTGTCATTCAAGAAAGTAGCGGAAATATTGGCATAGGTGTAGCCCCAACATCAAACTTGGAATTAGCAAAAGGTAAATTTATTACATTAAATAGTAGTGGTTCACCTACTCAGGATTCTTCTGGAATAATGCTATA